GGCAGCCGCATCTTCAGGTGTTGCACCAGTTGGTCCGGCCGCTCAAGCCGCTATCGAGGCGATGATCGCTGAAGCACAAGCCGCTGCGAATGGTGATACTGCTTCTAGCACGAATGGTGCTGCGAATGCCGCTGCCGCTGCGAATGATGCTGCTGCTAACATCGGTATCGATGCCGCTGCGGATGCTGTCGGCGGTGTTGGCTCTGGCGACTCTGCCGCTGCTGGCATTGGCGGGCCAGGTGCTGACGGCATTGGCGACGGCTCTGGCGGTACAGCAGGATCCGGCGATGGATCAAGCGACGGCTCTGGCGACTCAGCCGGTGGTGCTTGGGCAAAGGGCGGTATCGTCAGCAAGAAGAAACTTGTTGGGCCGAATCCAAAGGGTCCAGATGATGGGTACGGAAAACTTCAAGGTGGCGAATTCGTGATTCCGAAGCGAATCGTTGATGCTCTTGGTCCGAAGTACTTCTACGATCTGATCAAGCAAAAGAAGTGAATCTGTGCGGATCAACAAAATCCGCTAAATAACAACACCTACCGATGGGATTCATCGGGTAAAAATCTTAGGGAAACCTATGTCAAGTGATACCGTGAATGATTCAGGTGATGTGGTCGAAGTCGATGTGGTGACTCAGATCATTCGAGATCCTGAAATCCGGAAACTGCCAGTCGGCAGTGATGAATACAAGGTTGCTGTGGCGAAGCTCACAGACAAGAAGACTCCGGAAGCGACCGCCGAAGCAGAGGGTGATGACCAAGCATCAACTGAGACCACAGGTGAAGATGGTGATGACCAACCGAAGCCAAAGAAGAAAGGCCTCGAGCGGCGATTTAGCGAATTGACTTCAGAGCGGGATCAAGCCCGTGCGAAGGCGGCAGAGCTCGAATCTCGTTTGAAGGCACTTGAAGCGAATGCTGAAGTTGTACAGAGCCAGAAGCAAGAAGTGCAATTCACAGGTCAGGACTTCTCAACTCCGAAACCGGATGTCAATAAATTTGACACCTATGCGGACTACCTAGAAGCCCTGAGCGATTGGAAAGCAGACAAGAGAGACTTCGACCGTGAGCAAGCACAAGTCGTGCGACAAGCTCAAGAGAAGCAGAAGGAAGTTGTAGGCACTTGGGACTCCCGTGAAAAGGAAACCAAGGCTCGTGTTGAAGGTTACGACCAGCTTGTTGATCAAGAATTCGTCGGCAAATTCACCACGAAAGTCGCTTCTCGTGAAGCGATGATGTACCTTCTCGAATCTGAAAACGGTCCTGATCTGTTGTATGATCTTGCTGAAGATGATGAGAAGCTTCAAAACTTCAAGTCGCTGTCACCGGTGCGGCAAGTAGCATTCCTATCGAAGCTCGAGTTGAAATTCGAAAAGGATGCGAAGCCAAGTACTCAGAAGACCACAGTATCGAAGGCTCCGTCGCCGTCATCTGCCCTGCCAAAGGGGAAGACGATCTCGACGAAGACAATTGACCCGTCGCAGGGCTTCAAGGACAACTCGGAATACCGAGCCTGGAGAGCCTCGCAAACCAAGAAGAAGTAATTCTTCGACCAAAACTTAACTCTTCACGGAGAATCTGACTATGGCTATTGCATCCAACACCCTTCTGACTGACGACATCATCACGAATGAAGCCCTCGCAGTCCTGCGAAACCAATTCGTGCTTGCTTCCCGCTCGCTCCGTCCAATCGACGACCTCTTCGGCAAGACCGGAATGAAGGCCGGCGATACGGTCCGTGTCCGTGTCCCAGTCCGTTACACTTCGACAACTGGTGCTGCTATCACGAAGCAGAATTCGGTTGAAACGAATACTTCCCTCGCTCTTACTCAGCGAAACATCGGTATGGGCTTCACCTCGAAGGACCGTACTCTGTCTGTTGATGACTTCAGTAACCGCTTCATTGCTCCGGCAATGGCTCAGCTTGCTTCGGACATCGATGCTGACGGCTTCGCTCTGTACTACAAGGCAACAAACCTCACGACTCCAGGGTCGTACTCGTCTGGCTCACCAGCTGCCTTCACCGGTGCTGATGTCTCGACACTCCGTCCATTCCTCGATGCTTCCGCTCGTCTGACTGAGCAAGCTGCACCGATCGATGACCAACGGTACATCGCTGTGACACCAGCTGCTTCGGCTGCTGTTGTTGATGGTCTGAAGGGTCTCTTCCAAGATGCTTCTTCGATCGCCGAGCAGTACAAGCGTGGTCTGATGGGTGTTGCTGCTGGCTTCGAGTGGGCAGTTGCTCAAACTCTGCCGACACACACTTGCGGTACCCGTACGAATGTGACCCCACTGATCGACGGTGCTCAGACTGGTGCTTCTCTGCTTCTGAAGGGTGCAGGCAATGCTGTCACCGTGAAGCGTGGTGACCAATTCACGATCGCTGGTGTGTATGCGATCAACCCACTGACCCGCTCAGCAACCAACAAGCTGCAAGTCTTCTCGGTGCAAGCCGACGGCACGACTTCAGCCGGTGGTGCTATCACGGTCTCGGTGCTCCCAAGCATCAATGTCACGGCTCCAAACCAGACTGTCTCCGCACAGGCTGCTGACGGTGCTGCTGTCACTTGGATGGGTGCTGCTTCCGTCGGTACCGATGTGAATCTGGCTTGGCACAAGGATGCCTTTATGGTTGCCTTCTGCTCGCTGACTTCTGACCTCCCAGGTGCTGAAGCTTCGGTCGCTACGGATCCGGAATCCGGTATCTCTGTCCGTCTGTCCCGTCAGCACAATGCTGAGACCGACGAAACCGTCACTCGTCTCGATGTGCTGTACGGCTGGCAAATGGTCCGCCCAAGCCTGGTTTGCCGAGTACAAGCTTAACACCCCTGCACTCGAATAGCGAAATCCGCTAAATAGGGAGAGGCGAAGTGCCTCTCCCTTTGTGCTTTTAGGAGCGGATTATGTACTACACTTACACCTTCTTCGTTGATGGGATCCCTGAGTATGTTGGCAAGGGTGTCTATGACCGTTGGTTGCGACACTACACTGGCAAGGGATACTGGCAAAACCACCTGAAATCTGCAGTGAAGAAAGGCAAGGACATCATTATTTTGATCGTACCACAAGAAAGTGAAAGAGCTGCTTGGGATGAAGAGATCCGATTGATCACAAAGTACGGTCGGAAGGATCTTGGTACAGGACCGCTGTACAACTTGACATCAGGCGGTGATGGTGGATCACTTGGCCCCGAGTCTCGCAAGAAAATCTCTATTGCCCGTACAGGGAAGCCACTATCAGCAGAGCATAGAGCGAAGATCTCGGCACTTCACAAGGGCAAGAAGGTCACAAACCCAGTAAAACTTGAAAGTTGCCGGCGAAATATGATGGCACGACACACCTTCGGTACGACACGATCAGAAGAAGAAAAGAAGAAACTTAGCGAGCTTCGCAAGGGAAAACTTTGGACCGAAGCCCGTCGGAATGCAGTGTTGCCTGAATACCCACAAGAGGCAAAAGATAAGATTGCCGAGAAGGCAAAGGCACGATGGGCAACAGGAAAGGTATCCTTGACCCCAAGACCTTGTACGATTGACGGCGACACGATTTACCCTTCACTCGGGAAGTTGATCAAAGCTCTTGGCAAGGGCATCAACGGTGCTCGATCGCCACATCTTCGGTTTGTTGAGATCGACAACAACCCATAAATACAGCACTAACTTAGGAGACCCGATGAGCACATATCGTGACCTCGTTGCCGGTGCCCTTCGCTTGATCGGTGTAATCGGCGATTCCGAGACACCAACTTCGTATCAAGCTGAGAATGCACTGTTTGCATTGAAAGAGATGCTTGACTCGTGGAATTCTGACGGTCTGATGATCTTCACATCCACCTTCCACGAGCTCTCGCTGAGTACTCAGAAATCCGACTGGACGATTGGTCCCGGTGCTGAGATTGATGTGACGGTCCGCCCGTCCCAAATTACCGGTGCTTGGGTGAAGCAGAATGCTTCGACCTCATCGCCAATCGATCTTCCGATGTCCGTCCTTACTCCAAGCGAGTGGGGTGACATCCGCTCGAAAACTGTCTCGAGCAATATCCCACGATTCGTGTATCTGAATAACGACTGGCCGACTGCCACTCTGTACCTGTGGCCAGTGCCGCAAGTGAATGATACGAAGCTGGTATTGCTGTTTGAATCGGTGCTTGATGCTGACCTCACATTGGATACAGTTGAAACATTGCCGCCGGCATACCGTCAGGCAATCCGCTTCAATCTTGCTGCTTTGATCGCTCCGGAATACGGAATGGAAGCATCGCCAACGGTACAACTTCAGGCATACAAGTCCAAGAATACGATCGCACAAAACAACCAAGAGATCGATCGACTTGACTTCGACCCAATCATTCAAGGTACGAAACAAGGACTTTGGTACATCGGCGACGATACAACTCGCTAAGGAGCTCGTATGAAGCAAAACATCGGATCTGCCCTGTTTGCTGGTGCAGTTGGTGCTAAGAAAGTACCAGCGAAACCAGTGCCGAAGCAGACGAAGCCAGTCGAGAAGTCTAAGGGAGCGAAGTGATGCCGACGGTACGATTCAAAGGATTTGTCGGTCAGAGCTACACCATTCGAAACAATCGCTTCGATTGCCAGCGGACGGTGAATCTGTACCCAGAAGCAGATGAAACTGGGAATGGCAAGAATGCTGAGATCACACAGCTCACTCGTACTCCTGGACTCACGAAGCTCGTGAATGCCACCGGGACTGCCGGGAAGTGCCTGTATGTCTCGTCAGTCGGGACCGTGTTTTACTACTCTGGGAATACATTGTACTCAGTGTCCGGTGTTGATGGGTCGAATACCGGTTGGTCACTCACGACCGTCGGCACATTCGTTGTCGGCGGTACGATCTCGATGGCTGACAACGGACAACAGCTCTTCATCGTCGGTACTTCTGGCGGTGGATACACACACGACTTCGATACTCTCGTGATCGCTGCAATCACGACTTTGCTGCCGTCAAGCTGCACATTCATCGACGGGTACATCGTGCTCTCTGAATTCGGCACAAACAAATTCTACTGGACCGATCTGTACAGCACAACTATTCCGGCACTGAACTTCGCTTCTGCCGAATCGAATCCAGATGATGTCGTCGCCGTGATCAACAACAACCAAGACCTTTGGGTCTTCGGCGAGAAGAC